ACCAGTGCAATTGGAGTTAAACTTATAATGCCAACATATAGATTTTACGATACTGTAACTCAGGAAGAATATGATGAGTTTATGCTCATGGCTGAACTTGATGAGTACAAGAAACTTAACCCTCATGTGAATCAAGTGCCTGTCGCTGTCGCGATTGCTGGTGACCACATTATGGGTATAGGCCCAAAGGTAGATGGTGGGTTTACAGAGAACATGCAACGTATCGCAGAGTCACATCCAGGCACACCCCTAGCAGATAGGTATGGTTCGTCTAGCACAAAAACGGACAAAGAAATTAAGACTAGAGAGGTTTTGAAGAAGCATGGAGTCTTATAAATAAAAATGATACGGGCGAGAAATCAAACTTCAGCAAGGGACGCACAGCGTCTACGCAAGCTGGGAAGTCAATCCGCCTATGTATCAGAGGGGGGCATATCGCCCCCGGCTGCCCCCCTCTTTTTTTAAGGATTTTATCATGGCAAAGAAAAGTAAAGAAATCAATCATTCACAACTCGTAACCATCAAACCAATCACTGATAGTCAGAAGGTTGTATTTGACACATGGAAAAAGGGACAGAACCAATTTCTATTTGGTGCGGCAGGAACAGGTAAGACATTTGTCTCTCTGTATCTCGCGATGCAGTCTGTCATGGACTTGAAGTCCAAGTATGAAAGAGTTATCATTGTGCGCTCTCTCATCCCTACAAGGGAGATTGGATTTCTGCCGGGCGATGAAGAAGATAAGTCTGCACTGTATCAGGTGCCGTATCAGAACATGGTGCAGTTCATGTTTGAGATGCAGAATGAACAGCAGTTCAATTCCCTCTACGATAGGCTCAAGGGACAGGGAACACTGTTCTTCCTATCAACTTCTTTCCTAAGAGGATTGACATTTGACAACTCTATTGTTATAGTGGATGAATGTCAAAACATGAACTTTCACGAACTGGATACAATCATCACTCGCGTTGGTCAGGACTCACGCATCGTATTTTGTGGTGATTTTGATCAGACGGATTTACAGAAGACGAATGAGAAAAATGGGCTTCACGATTTTATGCGTATCCTAGAGGAGATGGAAGAGTTTAATTGCACAGAGTTCACTATCGGTGATATTGTGCGCTCTGGGTTTGTGCGTAACTATCTAATCAACAAAATTAAAATGGGATTGGGGATGGAGTAATGGCATATATTTGTCCAGAGTGTGGTCACCGCCACGAAGGAGAGGAACCACCAACAGAGGATTGTCCTATATGTGGATGTCCTGCTGAAGATTATGAAAAGGATCACTAATGAATTTAGAACAACTTAGAGAGCAACTAGAAATTGACGAAGGCTGCGTTTACGAAATATATAACGATCATCTTGGCTATCCTACTTTTGGCATTGGTCATCTGGTCATTGAGTCTGACCCAGAGAACGGGCAAGAAATTGGAACCCCTGTCTCTGAGTCTAGAGTCATTGAAGCCTTCGAGCAAGATGTCCAAACAGTATTGTCAGACTGCGCCATCCTTTATCCAGACTTCGATGAGTTGCCAGAAGAAGCTCAACAGGTGATTGCAAACATGATGTTTAACATGGGCCGCCCTCGACTGAGCAAATTCAAGGGTATGAAACGTGGCGTAGATTCCCGTGATTGGAACGCAGCCGCAGATGAGATGGTTGACTCGGCATGGTATCGTCAAGTCACCAATCGAGCAGATAGATTAGTTGAAAGGATGCGAGCACTAGCATAATGTTTAATCATGTACCAGTGGTGTTGCCTCCCGTAAAGGCAACAAATGTAGACGGTAAACGTCTGTATGAAACACCAGAAGGTAACAAGTATCCTTCAATCACAACAGTGCTTTCTATTCGCAATAAGAAGGGCTTATATGAGTGGCGAAAACGTGTCGGTGACGATGTTGCCAACTATGTTGCTGGTAAGGCCGCACGTAGAGGCACTGCTGTTCATCATATGTGCGAAGACTATCTAAACAACGTATATACTGATTATCCATCGAAATGGGAAAAACACAAAAAGAACTTTCTGCCATACTGTCTTTTCCAACAGTTGAAAAACGAAGTATTATGCCATATAGATGATATCTATGCACAAGAGGCAGGCCTCTACAGTGATAAATACAAGGTAGCGGGTAGGGCAGACTGCATCGCTCATTATAAGGGTGTTCCTTCAGTATTGGACTTTAAAACATCGACTAAAGAACGAAATGATGATTGGAATGAAAATTACTACATTCAAGGGACAGCTTATGCTGAGATGTTCTATGCCAGAACGGGTATAGAAATCAATCAGGTAGTTATTCTCGTTGTCACTGAGGATGGCACAGTTCAAGAATTTATTAAGGAGAAAGAACCATATATCAGTCTGCTGACTGAAACTCTCGCTGAATGGAGAAACAAAAATGAAACACCTAATAACGATAATGGCGGTGTTTCTGTTAATGGGTTGTCAAACCACTGAAAACACTCCCAAAAACATAGCACCCGTCAATTTAGATAAGGCAGAACAAGAAACAAAAGTTCCTGAATCACAAACCAACGTGGTACAGACACTTAAACCAATGCTTTGTGGGCCAGCAGCTGAAGCTCACAGTGGTTTAGCTAAGAATTCTGGAGAGGGCCCTATTCTTCTTTGGAGAGATATTAGTGGAACTTACTTTTCTGCATTGTGGATGAATAAGGAAACTGGAACTATATCTGTTCTTGAATATCCTCAAGGCCCTGACCTTGCTTGTTTTAGTTCAATGGGAACCAATGCGGTTTTTAACGAAAAGCCTAAGGTTGGTATATCGATAAAGGCAAAAAGATTTTATAAAACACGTTGAAAAAGGTTCTTGACAAATACATTTCCGCTATGGTATAAATAAAATACAGTTTGATGAAACAGAACGAAAGGCAGACTGGACTTGGGGGCAGTACCCAACGCCTCCACCATAAACACTTGGCATCGAAAGTAAGTTCCTCGGCCAAGGCGGTGAAATCCAAGTGTTTCTGATGGGGGCGAACTAGGATCGACAGGTGTTGATTAGGAAAGTGGAGAACTGTGGATTGACCGCCTTATAGGTCACTAAAGTAAACGCAAACGATAACTTTGCACCTATGGCTCTTGCTGCGTAAGCAGTAAGTGTTCGGAGTTTCGGTAGGTTCCTTGGCAACAGAATAACCTACCACTTTATACTAACGCACTAAGGCGAGTATGATTTTATTACCGAAGGAAGTGAAGAGTAGTAATCTGACTGACTGAGGGTTAACATAGAAAGGAGATTGCGTGGATTTAGAGGCCTCCTAAAAGCAACCATTTATTCCATCTGGCCTGTGGGACGCAAGGGGTCATCACCTAATAGATGCGTGGGGGGTCACGGTTAACCCCCCAAACTTAAATATGGAGTATTAATGAAAGCGCCTAAAGTATTTTCAATGAAGATTGAAGAAATCGCAAAAGAAAAAGGTATCACACATATGGAAGCCGTATTGTGGTATTGTCACACCGAAGGTATTGAGCCAGATACAGTTGGTTCCCTCATCTCGAAAGGGTTGAAGGAGAAGATTGAAGCTAATGCCCGAGAGTTGAATTTCCTTCCTAAACAAGCGCAGCTGCCTTTGTAAGTATGGAACCAGTAGACGTATATTTGATGTATTGTGCATTGAAAGCACATTTTGGCCCTGGCGATTATGATTACGAAAAGTATCAAGGCAAGACCAAAATATCAAGACAGTCTTTCTACAAGAGAAAAGACAGGGCATTCTTTGTACGTATTTCGAAAAAATACAAAAATCCAAAAGACTATTTCCTAGCAAATTTTATCAAAGATCGCAAAGGGTATGTTGCAAACTTTAACGATGAGAACTATGAGAGCTGGAAGCTGAAGAGACAAGGCTTCTTCGAGCAGTTTGAGGTTGAGATGCAGCCTTTTATCAATGATTTTGAACCGTTGTTTGCTCTTAATTCTGGCCACCCCAAACTTTTGAAAGAGTTTCTAGGTGGGCGAGTTTCAATTGAGACTATGATAATTTTAGATGAGTTGGTGGAATACGGTAAAAAGTGGGACAAAAAATTAGGAGATGATGTTATATGGCCTGACCTAAAAAAATTCATGAATGATTATAAAAGGTTCTTGACTATAGACAAGAAACAGTATAGAATTAGACTATTGAACTTGATAGAAGGAGCTCCATGATGGACGCACAAGTTGAAGAGGCCTTTGAGGCCAGTGAAATCCAAACCTTGACCGCTCGGGTCAAGGAGCTCGAGTACGATTGTGCCGAGTTGGTGAAACAAAACGAGGTGCTGAGTAAGCGGTGTGAATCGCTTGCAACTCGTCAGCCCTCTTGGCCGAAAGGATATCGGCCACAGAGGCGTTTCAGCCCCAACAAGAAGACGAATGGGGCGAAACGATGAACGTAACCCTAGTTGACAGTATGGGTACTGATCTATCAGTGGTCAACGCTGCTAGGGTTTCCTTTGCGAAGGTCAGCGAGTGGGATACAATTCCACACGCTGGGCCTACGCCAGGACTTCTGCAAGAACAAGATGAAAAACTTATTAACTACCTTGCGAAACATAATCACTGGAGCCCTTTCGGTCATGCCTCCTTACAGTTTCATATCAAGGCGCCAGTATTTGTCGCTCGACAACTGGTAAAGCATCAAGTCGGTTTAGTGTGGAATGAAGTATCCAGACGTTACGTTGATGATGAAGTAGAATTTTACAAACCAGAGGAGTGGCGTGGTAGACCTAAAAGTTCCAAACAAGGCTCATCTGATGAAACGATTGATATCAACCCTAATAACAGGATGATTGATGAGTATGAACACCTCTGCAAAAGTGCGAAGTGGACTTATGAATATCTATTGAAATTAGGTGTTGCTCCAGAACAAGCTCGAATGATTCTACCCCAATCCATGATGACAGAATGGTATTGGAGTGGTACACTTATGGCGTTTGCTCGTGTATGCAACCTACGATGCAAACCAGATGCCCAGAAAGAAACCCAAGTGGTTGCAAACCAAATAGATGAGTTGGCTGAGGCAGCGTTTCCTTGGTCATGGAAGGCCCTAAGAGATGGTTAAAGAGTTTATGTTGCTGTTAGCTTTAACTGTAACAGACCCAGAAGGATTCGAAAGAGATGAGAAGTTTCATGTCTTGTCCCGACATTTTGATACTAAGGCAGAGTGTATAGAATTCATCGATACTTGGGAGAGTATCATTCGCAATAGGGGAAAACGAATTGTGAATGAAATGCTTGACGATGGTTGGAGCGTAGAAGTCTCACAAATTGGTTGTACTACACCGCCAGAAGTACACGTTCCTGATATAAAAAAGAAAGAAGAAAGTGACACATAAAGCCCTTGTAATTGGGAACGGTGAGTCTAGGGCATGGTACAAACCTTGCCACCAGACTATACTTGATCCTGATGTTGTGACATATGGTTGTAATGCGTTGTATCGTGACGGTGGAGCAGACCACCTTATAGCTGTGGATTATGCTATGCAACAAGAGATTTACGACTCTGGTTATGAGGGCAAATGTCATTTTGCAAACTGGAGTCCTGTCCCTGCTGAAGTTGCAGAAATGATGTTTATGGGATATGACATACCAGAATCATTCATACATCAAAACAAAACCCCCGGCGGATTGATAGGACAGTGTGTTATCTCAGGTAAAGACCCTGTTACATTACAGGAGAAGATTGAGGTAGCAATGAGGATGAATCCAGACCTTGATATGGCTGACCTTCGTAACAAGATGGAAAAGGATGTAGGTATCTGGATTACCTATCTAAGAGAAGAGGACAACGTAGTGTCCATTGACTATCCAGTTGGTTGGTCTGCTGGTAACACCGCACTACATCTTGCCTGTCAACATAGCCCAGAAAAAGTTTACATCATGGGATTTGACATGTCTTCGTATCACGAACCGTTGAACAACATATATAAAGGCACAGAGAATTATCTACCAGCTGACAGCAGAGGTTTCAATCCTACAAATTGGATAAATCAGATGATGGTAACTATGGATGAATTTTCTCATATTGAATTTGCTATCGTGGGCAAAGATATCGATAAAGAACAATTGTGTGAGGAGCTGAAAATAGTATGAATGAAATGGCAATCTTCCCTACTGGAATGGTAAAACAATACAAAGCGCCCAAATCGTATTATAACACCTTTGACATTAGGGACTACACGTTTGAACAGTATGCTGGACAAACGAAGTTTAGAACACAAAAATTTAACAATATTTTGCTTCGGCCAGAGATGGCAGAACTCAAAGCTTTCTGTGAAGAAAGTGCAATAGATTTTTTGGACAATGTGCTTCAGATGGAATACGAGGAATTTTTCATCACAGAAAGTTGGTTGAATGTTAGTGCAAAAGGTGGAGTCCAGAAGATACACAATCACTCTAACTCTATCGTTAGTGGTGTTATCTATTTGAAGTCCGAGGAAGGGCACCCACCTCTCAAATTCAGAAAGCAGAAACAAGAATTTGAGCCCTTCATCTCACTAACAGAACATTACAAGAAAGGGAACCCCAACACTGCTCATGAGTTGGCCTTTCCTTGTACACAGGATACGATGCTCGTGTTCAATTCTTATTTGTACCACGGGCATGATGCGAGTACCCTTGAGACGGAGAGGATAGGGCTTGCATGGAATGGTCTAGTCAATTTTGCTACTAAAGACAAAGACCTATATAGGCTCTCTTTTGATACTAACGCATACACAAGACCATGCGTTTTTTCTAGAGAAGAGACTTGACTATAAGTAGCACATACTGTATATTAACATAATCAACATACGTAAACATAAGGAGACATAAGATGTCATTGCAACAGTTGAAAAAGTCGAACTCCCTCGACAAACTGCTTGGAGCAGTTGAAAAGGAGAACAAACCTCAAGAGAAAAAGTCCTATGTGGATGAACGTCTCTGGAAGCCGGTTATGGATAAGACAGGTAATGGTTATGCCGTTATTCGTTTTCTTCCTACGCCCAAAGGTGAAGACCTTCCTTGGGCGAAAGTGTGGAATCACGCTTTTCAAGGCCCCACTGGTCAGTGGTATATTGAGAACTCTCTCACCACACTCGGCCAGAATGATCCTGTATCAGAGTTGAACAGTGCATACTGGAACTCTGGTGTAGAGTCGGACAAGGAAATTGCACGGCGTCAGAAGCGCAAGTTGCAATATTTCTCCAACATCTATGTTGTGAGTGATCCTAAGAACCCTGAGAATGAGGGTAAAGTTTTCTTGTTCCGTTATGGAAAGAAGATTTTCGACAAGATCATGGAGTCGATGCAGCCTGCATTTGAGGATGAAGAACCCATCAATCCCTTTGATTTTTGGGAAGGTGCGAACTTCAAGTTGAAGATTCGTAAAGTCGATGGTTATTGGAACTATGATAAGTCAGAGTTCGAAGCACCGTCTGCTCTTTTCGAGGATGATGATCGCCTTGAAAAGCTCTGGGAAACACAGTATTCTCTTGCTGATTATACTGCTCCCACCAACTTCAAGTCCTATGACGAACTCAAGAAACGTCTGGACACCGTTCTCGCTGGTACAACGACTGTCGGTACTGTTACCGACACTATTGAAGATGAACCAGTGGTTGCGACTGCCACCATTGATACAAAAGAGGAGCCCGCTCCCACTGTAACAGTAACGGCAGATGATGATGAGGACACTATGTCCTATTTTGAAAAGTTGGCTGCTGACGAAAGTTAGTCCCTAAAGCTAGACGACTAGAAATACTCGGAGTTGAGTCTCTGATCCATCCGTCGAGATGTTGCTGGTCGTCTAGCTTGCCCACTTCCTGCGGCAAGATTAGTAGTCTGTTGATTACTAATATTGTTATTACTTCCAGACTGAATATTAGCTATGTTTGCAGAGAGCTGATCAATCGATCTCTGAAGGCCTTCTGCCCACATGAAATTCGTTTTCCCTTGTGCTTCCCTAACATCAGGAGACATTTGAATGTCTGCGCCGTCTTCATCGACTTGGCCTTGAGGCGCTGGACTAGATGGTTTCGCATCAAAGTCTGCCTGAACAACTGCCTTTAATTTTTCAATATTGGATTTTGCTTCATCAATCATTATATCGGGACTACCTAATCCCTTGACCGCAGCCTTGCCAATTCGTTTACCAAATATCTCCACCCCTGTAGCCTCAGAACCGTTTATGAGAGCTTCAATTTGCGGCAGATTATCACCCATTTCTTCTATAAATTTTTTCATGCCAGGGTTGCCTTTGTAACTAGAACCCAGCATACTGAAGGCCTCTAAGGCCTTGACATTATTTTCTACTGTACCAATGTTAATAACTTTAGATGCAAACCTCTCTAGAGCAGTCATAGGGTCTACTTTATTTTCTTCACCAAAGAAACTAGACAACCCATTAGCAATATTACTTAATAAATCTCCACCACCTTTAAGAATTTGTGTTCCGGCAAACTTGGCCATTCCCATACCATATTCAACTAAAGCAGATGCATTCATCTTAATCTGTGCTGCATCTTCTGCTGTGATCTTAGTAGCAGAGAATCTAACAAGATCGGCGAGGGGATCTGATTTTTTACCACCGAAGAAACCACTAATGCCGTCTGCAATAGTACTGACCATATTCCCAATAGCACCACCAGCTTTTCCTGCTTCTCCAGCTGCACCAGCGGCCATCGCTTTTGCATACTCTATCATTGCGCCAGCAACAGCTTTGATCTTCTCTGCATCAATACCTGTGACCGCAGACATTTTCTGCATACCCTCGAGCTGAGCGTCTAGAGTTCCTTTACCACCAAGCAGTTTACTAAATCCGTCAGCAAAGGTAGATACTAAATTACCGAGACTACCCAGAGCACCGACTGCTGCTGCTCCACTGCCCATCGTTGTGACTTTAAGATATTCTATCATTGCGCCAGCGACGAGTTTGATCTTTTCTGGATCAATACCACTGGCAGCTGACAATTTCTGCATATTTGCAATTTGCGTATCTAGAAACCCCTTACCGCCAAATAATCCACTGATACCATCCATAATTGAACCAACAGCATTTCCTAGACTACCAACAGCACCGATTACAGAAGCACCAGTTCCTAATGCCATTGCTTTAAGATATGCCATCATAGCATCAGCGTTCGCCTTTACTCCCTCATGATTGATCTTAGTGTCACCAAACTTTTGCATCGATTCCAAAGGTGGAGTAGCACCAAGCATTTTACCAAGACCACCAAACACACCTTCTGCAAGGGTTCCTACCGCACCAAGCATTTTAGCACCACCCCCGGCTGTCATAGCAATACCATATGCCCGCATGGCTTCGGCGTTCCTTTTCACACCTTCTGCATTTATCTTGGCGTTACCAAACAATTCCAGTTTCTTGAGCATGCTGTCGGGACCAGACTCAATGCCCAACATGTTACTGATACCGTCAGCTAAACCACCAACTAAACCACCCACAGCACTGATCGCTCCACCGATACCCTGA